TGTTCAACAGCAATAACGTAGTTGATATTCAATTCAGCATATACGAGACACATAGCCATGAGGGAAAATTCCTTACTGGCTGGCACACCCAAATCCGAAGACACGTCTATGAAACGCTGAACTAGCATGTTCATAGTACCCTCATCATTGGCTATACCGAGCGAAGCCAACAAGCCGTTAACTACGCAAAGCTTACCCGTTCCACTGGCCGAATAAAACTTTCCGATGTGCAAAGGTCTCAGCATTTTGTTCCAAATTGCATTTGGTATGCGCTGAACGACCGGTTCGTTATGTATGAATGTTCTAAAAGGAGTATCAGCTATACGCAACCACGTGGAATCTTTAAAAATTTTATTTTTTTTTAACGTTACATCTCTTTTGGGTTTTTGTTTATTACAAAGTTTCTCTTCACCCGACTCATTAATGACTAGAATAGTTTTTTCAACGTTAACTGAGGGAAGTTGAAGTTGAGGCTTAAGGAGACTGGTCTTTACGATCTCTAATTTAGATCGTAGATCATCACTGAAACCATCGCGATGTTTGGATGTTTCATCTAATTCAAAATCACAATTTCCTGCTTCGATGTGTGAGAAGTTAGTAGTATTACCGCAATCTCGCGCTGATAAGTTAACCAACGTCTGACAACTGTCAAAAGACCGATCTTGTTCATGTTCTTGTTCTTCTATAATACTGACGACGGAATGTTCAATGTCTTGAGCCGCGTTAAGAACAGTATTAATTACGATTCGTTGATTACGATCAGCCTTGAGAGCTTCAGCTCTAGCGGTAGAAACTTCGTCACAGATAAGTTGTTGTGTAATAATGTGATCGGATTTAGTTTGCAAAGGTTCTGTTCCAGGTTTAGCCTGATCAGACACGAGGGACAGTATTCGATCTTCCTTGTTATGTTGATCCGAATCGATCGCAGTCAAGGTGGAAGTCACCGCCGGTGGGTTCAAATTGGCGTTTGCAATTTTCAAATCGACATTCACATTTAACAACACACTAACTAAGTCGATTCGTTGATCTTGGCTCGTGATTACAGAGCTTTGAATCGCTGTGCCATCAGCGAGGGGTTCATCCGTCAGTACTGCGTCAGCACCAACGATGTTTGGGATTGCAGATTCAAAAATTTCGTCGACTAAGCTACGAACGATAAACTCAACATCGGGACACTCGTCAGCACCTTGAAAGACGGAATCAAGGACTTCATTGATCAAGCCACAAATTACGTCGTTTGAATTCAAACAATCAATTGCCGAACTCTGAGGGTCAGAATTTACAACGTTAAGTTCACTCGCCAGAATAGGACTATCTAATAAAGGATCAGTGCAAATCTTGTCGGTCGATGCCGAATGATCTGGTTCATAACTGTGATCGTCGCTATCTTCAATTATAGATTCCTCATCCTCATCAGCTGGTAGTAAAAAACTGGCTAGTCCTTTGTTGTTGTCATTGTTGTTATTATTACCACTGTCATCTTCTTCGTCTGAAAATTCGAATGCCTCTAACGATTCACATCGTTCGAGACCATTGTTGTGGAATTCTTTAAGAAGGGTTGAAACATTGGTCGTGGTCGCTTGACTAGAAACAGCAATTTGTAGAGCATTATCTCTTATACCGTTAACCATATTTGCACAGGAATGAACACTGTCGCATGGTAAACTTTGGACAGTAGCATTTCGCGAAAACTCAGCGAGCAAGCCATGCAAATTAAAGGATGATGCAGATGTAGTATCGGAATCGACGTTGGTATTTGAAGGATTAACAGCAACGTCTACGGGCACAACAGGATTTCCGACCAACGGAATTACCGGTGCAACGACGGGTGCTGCCTTAGCCACGTTTACCTGTTCCTCCACGAAAGGACAAGGTGGGGCTGAAGGTGTAACATTACCTCTGGCAGTACTACTACCAGCGTGAGGTTCAGGTTCAAATTCGACCTCTGAATCAGCAGTCGAACTTTCATCACTTGAAGTATCACAAAAGTATTGTTGTCTTAACACATCAGCAGCATTAATCTCATCCGTGGTAAAAACTCGAGTGGGTTTAACAGGTCTAACCGGTTGAATCTTATTGTTACTTCCGGCACGTTTGCTATCTACATTTCTTTTTTCGACGGTTTTTCCGCCGCGAGTAGGTAAG